CATATCCAGATCCTAAGTTTACGGCAACACCATATTCAACAAATGCACCACCTTCACCGCCACGCAGCAATGTTCCAGGCTGTCCATTATTACCATTATACGCACCATATCCATTTGTTCCAACATTTCCTGCGCCCCCAATACTAAGGAGAACACCAGCACCACCGCCACCGCCTGATCCAGCCCAACCAGTTATTCTTGTTCCCCCACCACCTTGACCACCTCTGCCTACAATGTATCCATTATTAACAAGAACCAGTTTTGAACCAGATGGGAAAACTGATCCTGTTCGAAATGCAGGAGTATTTACTCCATTAGATGAAATAATTACACCTGGACCAACTATTATTGTTGCTATTAATGGTGCTATTTGATTCCAGCCAGCAGCAACTGCGTTTGTTCTTAGATTATAATTTGCTGTGTTGCTAAGTATAGTTTCCGTAAAGCCAAACACAACTGGAGGATCGCCAAAGCCACCATCAGAAGCAACCAAAGTGCGTGATCCTAAACCACAATACACATCACCTGATCCACCAACAATAGGATCACCACATGATGCTAGATCACCCTCTCTTGCTAATGGTCTTCCCCCAACAAAAACAGTTGGCGAACCTTGCACTAGTTTTGCTGTTGTATGTGGACCAGTACTGTGTGGGTCAACAATTGTGCCAACCAGAGCAGGCGAGATACCATTTATTTTTGTGAAGAACCTTAGATTATCTTGTAATGCAGCACCACCAACTAGACTGGTACCAAGTGGAAGCGCAACCTTTTGCTCAGCCATGTTTATTCCTTAAACTAACAATACAAATTTACCTTGCGCATAGGTATGGTGGTTGTTCATTGTAAAATCTTGTTTTCTATTTGAGCCTGAATTGTTAAAGGATATATGAATCCAAACAGTTCCTGGATCTTGGTACTCAAGAATCAATTGATCATGTGGAACAGTAGAGGCAATCTGTTGAATAAGATCATAATGTTTCTTACGATCTCTTGAGAATTTCTTCAACACAATATCTGCAGCCATGCCTTTTGGATGCTGAGAGGTTTTGCTTTCTGCTGCCACCAATCCCAACTGTCTGTAACCAGAGGTAATCATAATTTCTGATTTCGGTATAATCTTAATAATGTTCTCAAGAACATTCTCAGCCAATGCTTTAAGATTACAAACAATTTGCGCTTTGGTTAGACCAGCCTGATCTTGTAGTTTATGTGGTGATGACGCAACGCAGATATAACCTGAACCACCACCTGGAACAAAATCGCCAAGATAAAAATTAGGAGACAATTTTGTTGTAACAGGGAATTCAGTTTGGCTTGCGAATGCTGAACATGCAACAATCTTACCATCTGGTGGTTTAGTAGCTGGTGTTGCTTCATTTTGTGGTGTAGTATTTTGATCGACTTGCGGAATCACACCTGCCTGCCTTTGTCTGTTTATGAATGTTGAAGGATCGCCCTCATCTGGTGATTCAAACTGCGAGTTTCCAGATAAGAATCTTGATGGCAAACTTAGGTGAGCGAAGAATGAATTTACTGGACTCAATCTTCCTGCTGGATCTTCTAAATCAGTTGCTGTAGCTTGTTCTGCTTTTGAACCTGCGATTGCTTGATTCGCTGGCAATGGTGATCCATTTGCTGTTCCAGAATTCAAATTAATGTTTGGACCACCTTCAAGATTTATTGGACCACCAAACGAAACAAGATCTATTCTACGTGCTGATCTAACCTGAGTTGTATTTGAGCGGAAGCCAAGTGCCCTATCTGCTTGTACGTTAACATTCGATGTAGCGATAGCATTTAAATCAGCTAGAGCATACATGTTGAGATTACTGTCAGAGTATACGTTTGTTGATAACTCACTCTTAATGAAAATATTACCAACACTATATGTATGTAAATTGTTTGTTGTTTTTATATACATATCAGTTTTAGATGCAAGGTGAGCATTTTCAGTTGATACTAGATAAAAACTTTTATCTGTATTAATTACTGCACTTTCTCTTGTCTTAATACTGAGGTTTCTACACTCAATGTTTAAATCTTCTAGAACATTTAGATTCATAGTTCCAGATACTTTTGCGTTTACATCATTTCTAGCAATAAGATTAACATCCCCAATCACCTCAATGTTTGCTGCGCTTCTAAACAACACATTTGTCACACCATCAACTGTTAAGTTATAAGCACCTTTGATATACACATAACCATTTCTATCAATAATTTGGTATGAGTCGCCAACAATTTTATTTACTTGTGTACCATTAGCATCCCACTCGGTAAATGTGCCTTTCTTGTGGTACATGTGAACACGTTCGTTTTCTGGTGTATCATCAAATTCTTGAACGTGTCCTGACTCAGATTGATAAACATGGTTAAATGGATATCTTGAGTTATATGGCGACTCAGGTTGATCCCAAGTTGCGCTGGTAATAGCAGTTGGAACTTTCTGTGTTCTGGTTGCATCTTTTAAACCAACAATTGTTTTGCTGATTTTATCATTACGTGCGAGACGATTTGTGTCTGGTTCATTTAAGTACGCTTTCAGTGGATACTTTTTGTTTGGATCTTTAAATCCAAAAACAACTGCTCCGTCTGTTCTTGTTCCATCACTTGGTGTTCCGTCTGCTTGTAATTCACCAATAGGAACTGCGTTTCCATCTGCGCCAGCTGGGACATTCTGTGGCAATGTTTTTGGTTGTTCACCATCAATCGCAGAGTAACCATTCTTATAAAGATCAGTTGTTGAATTGCCATAACCATCATCAATATCTTGTCCAGATTTTAATGCTAATGCTCTTTGAACACCATCAGGATGTGCTGCATTTAAGTAACCAAATATTTCTTTGTGATCAGTTGTATCACTAATAATACCTAATCGTTTTAAATCATTATAATTCCATCTTGTCCACTCTGTCATTGCATCTTCTTGCAACTGAACGCTAGTCAAGAATGCTGCAGCATCTGTAGCACCACCTTTACCTGTCCATATTGCTGGGTCAGATAATTTTAAGTTTGATGGAGCAACAGATTCACCATTTGCATTCAATACACGATTAACATAACCAAGAGAGGATAGTGCTTGCGCTGTTAATTGATATTTACCAACACGACCTTGCGCATTAATAACACCATAGTTTTGAGAACCTACTGTGCCTGCAATATTAAAATCAACTATACCATCTGGTTCAGATGTTGTTTCTAATCTAGCAACAACATCTTTGTATTTTTTTATTTCATCTTCTGTTAATGGACCGATTATTTGTTCAGTAACTTGTGATGGTGTAGTTTCTTCTGGTTTTGTGCTATTAGAAGCAGGATTTAATTCTTCTTTTCCTGTTGCAGCCTCTGATGTTCCACCATCTGTGCTGATAACATAATCATCACCATCATTTACATATGTTGTAGATATTTCTTTATCTTGCGGAACACCACCAATTGTGCCCATCATAATTGGTTGTTGATTATCTTGGTCTCTAAAGAAAATAACAACCCATGTTCCCTCAACTGGACCAAGTGGTGACTGACCAATACCATTCATCGCACCAGAGGTAATAGGCTGCATTGGATATGCCCAAGGCAACAACTCTGTTGGTAATTCTGTTTTGTTTTCTGAGTGAAGTCCAACAACTCGGACTTGACATCTTCCGAGGTATAAAGGATCTAAACGATTCTCAACTACGCCAGTATAAAATATACCATTCATTACTCACTGCCTTCTTTTGTTAGGTCAACAATCAAAGAATCTTTAACTATTGTCATATGTATGTTATGCTTTTCTCTATTTAACTCATGACACAAAGACGTAATTAAATAGCGACCAGAGAATGTTTTATCAAGAACCGATTCTTCTGTATCTTTTGAATTGATTGGGGTGTTTCTATAAATGAACACATCAATAACTTGCCCAACTGTTAAATCAGATCTTCCTGGCACAGTTAAATCCATAGTAAAAGCATTCATCTCAGCCATTTGCATAATGCCTTTTAGATGCCAAGTCTTCATTCCATCTGATTTAAAATTAGTATATGTTTCTAATGCTCTTGGTTGAACATCCATAAAACCAAACGTCTTTGCTGGTAAACCTTTTGTATTCAGAGGATATGGATTTAAATGATTGTGTTTTGGGAACTGCTCTTCATAATTTAATGTTTGAACATTATATGTTTTAGTAACAAGTTCATGTGTAATCAATCTTGATTTATACATACCAGTTTCAATTCGCTTAAAGTAATCAAATGCTGTGTTGATGCTATACGATTCTATTCTACTCAAGTCTGCTATAATGCTTCGACTACTACTTCCTCCACTACCAGAAGGATTTCTTGTTGCGTTATCGTAAATATATTGTGCCTTTGGATTAGTGTCCAATAAACTGTCGATTGATCTAAAATTAAATCCTGAATTGTTTTCAAAGAATACAAAATTTGCTGAATCATTTACCATAGAAACAGATCTTTTTGCAAGATAATTGATGTTGGTAAATGGTGACCAATAGTTTGATGTATAGATAATTGATGATTTTGTTTTTTCAACAAAGATTTCTTTTTCTGTGCTTAATTCCTTTTTCAAAAACTTGGTAACAATATCATCAATATTTCCAGCATATCCCTTACTGATCTTTGAATTTAAATCTCTAATGGATTCAAAAGAAACAAAGTGTAAGGTGTATCGAACAGCTCTCTCGGCACTATACTCACGATCAGTCATCTTGTAAATATAAAATGCTTGCTCAAACAATCCCTCATCGTCTGGCATTCCAGCTGATTTAAATGTGATGAGTAGTTTCTCCTCACCAATAAATGGCATCAAGTTTACTAAATCTTGCGCATCATTTAGTGTTAGATTCCCTGAGATCGTAGGCGAATGTAGATCTTCGTAGATGTTGATGTCTATAACAAAGTTATAAACATCAAATATTAATCCTCTGGTCGAACCAATCTTTACATCAATTAGTTTATAGTCGCCAGCGAATTTAATGTTTTCATTAAGAGTTGCGCTCACTTCAAGATCTCTCTAAATTTTGTTATTACTTCGCCAAGGATATTTGCAGGAATCATTTTGATTCTTCGTTTATCTTCATTAACAGAAACTTCATATTCATAATTAGTAACAGGAGTTGCGTCAGCCACACCAGTTACTGGATCTATGTAATCTGAATTTACAATATACCCTTTTGTTGTTACATAATGACGAATGGTATCAGGATTATCGTATTTCTGAGCAATATATTCTTCAAGAGCAGTTTGTCTTAAAGGAAAATCGTTTATGTAATCATATCTCTCATTAACAAGCATTATGATCCAATGATATTCTGGACTTCCATAAAATAACTCTGAGATTATTTCTGGTGTTTGTCCATCACGAATATCATATTCTTCGTAATATACAATATTAGTTAATAGATCTTGCTTGATTCTTACGTTTGTCGTGATGTCAGTAATAAGATACTGTTGTTTATCAAGACCATACTGAGAAAAGTCAATAACTATTGGGGGAAAGTTTTTAAAATACATATTAGAAAGCTGCCAAGTCTGGGTTCTTGAAATCTTGATTAGAGAAAGAAGGAGTTCCATCAGTACTTTGACCCAAGAATCTTTCTTTTGTCAATGTTTCTAGTTCAAGGAATGACATTTGAACATTAATCTGTGTCGGGAATCCATCAGCGAATGTAGCAAGTTGACCATTCGGTGAGTAGTTAACTTGTAAATCTGTTAATACGCATGTTGAAATTCTATTCAAGTGTGGATGCTCTTTATCACCAAAGTAATATACAATATCAAATTCTGATGGGAACAAATACAACATTTTGTTTATGTTGTTTTGATATTCTGGATGCATGTAAAACTTAAAGGTATTGATAATTCGTTTTACATTGTTTGCTTCATCTGCTGATCTTGGGGCAAATTGATAGTTGAATGAGAAACGACGGAATTCCATCGATTTAAATAGTTGTTCTTTTCTAGGATTAGGTGCTGCTTTCATAAGAGCAGAAAGAACACCACGTGCTGGGTTAATTTCATTTGCTTTCATAACAGCACCCATACCACCTGCCTCAGCTGCGCCAAGTTTTCCATTTGTTGCTGCTTCACCAGCTGCGCCAAAAATTGCTCCGAGTTCTTCTTCACCATACGTAGCACGATATCCAACAGATACTTCATTAGGAACATGTAAAGCAATCGCAGATCTCAGACGTTTGATTTTATTTGTTCCCTTCACACCAAATGTTGCTTCATTTAAAAGTGCTTGACCACCAAGTGTACCACCAGAAACTGCGCCACCAACTGCGCCACCTTTAATCGCACCACCTACAGCACTGCCAACTGTGCCTGCAATAAAAGTTTTTACTCCACCTTTTTTACCTAATGCGCCAGCGTTCTTTGATGCGCCAGAAGCAAGCCCATCGCCTGCGCCAACAACAGCACCTACTGCTGCGCCACCTGTTGCTGCAGCACCTGCTGCTTTACCAACAGATACTTGTTTACCTTGAATTGTGTTTTGTTCAGTCTTATCTACATCACCAACTATTTCAGCTTTACCTTCTGTGAAGACACGTGATTGATCAGATACGTTGATATAGAATACAACATAGTTCAAGTATTGTTGATTAAAGAACTGACTCTTGTTTACTTTACCCAACCCAGATCCAGCATTACTAAACAAATCAATTGGGTAGTGTAGATTCTCAACATTATACTTTGAAACATCTAGGGACTTTTCTCTACCAACTCTAGGAGTAGATGGTGCTTGTGCCTGCTCCGATGTTTGTGCGCTTTGTTTATTTCCCGTTGTCATATCTGTCCTAAATAGAAATGTTGTTATTTATTATATTTATTCATGTTTCACAAAGGAAAATTCCGTCCAAAGAATCCCGAAAAATATAATGGAGATCCCACAAATATAATCTATCGAAGCAGTTGGGAACTTCGTTTTATGAATTGGGCTGACTCAAAACCAAGCGTACTTAAATGGCGTTCGGAGGAGACTGTCATTCCTTATTTATCCCCAGTAGATAACAAATACCATCGTTATTTTGTAGATTTTCAGATACAAATTAAGACAAAAGATGGCGCATTGAAGACATATTTGATAGAAATTAAACCAGAAATACAGACAAAGCCACCTGTCGTCCAAACTCGTGTTACAAAGAAGTATATTACCGAAGTAATGACATGGGGCAAGAACGAAGCAAAGTGGAAAGCAGCAGACGAATATGCCAAAGATCGTGGTTGGCAATTTTTAATTCTTACCGAAAAAGATCTCGGAATAACTCCTGAATGGTATAGGAATAAATAGGTATATGGCTACACAAAACAAACCAGGAAAACTTGAATCTATCTTTAATGATAGCGCATACGATATCACTGCTGCTAGAAAGTCGCAGGGTTGGTTCACGCAACAGGTAAAGGGTTTATCCTCAGTAACACCAAACAAGTTATTGGCTCAGGCAAACATGGTGAGCACACTTATGCCTGGAGATATGTATCTGTTCTACTATGATCCAAAACACAAAGATACGTTGCCTTACTATGATAGATTTCCTCTAATCTTCCCATTCCGTAAAGTGAAGGGTGGATTCTATGGATTAAATTTTCACTATCTGCCACCACTACTTCGTGTAAGGTTGTTAGATAGGCTACTAATGTTCTCAAGCACTAAAGGCATAACAGAACAAACTAAACTACGATTCAAGTATCAGATGATTGCAGGAAGTGCCAAGTTTTCATGGGCACAACCTTGTGTTAAAATGTATCTTAACAACCATGTTAGAAGTAGGTTTGCTAAGATTGATCCAGAGCATTGGGTAACGGCAATGATGTTACCAGTTGAAAGGTTTACAGTCAACAAAGAACTTGTCTGGAGAGACTCTAAAAAGGCATTTTAAAAATGGCACAAATAAACGAATTCATTTCCTTAATCAAAACAGAAGGTCTTGCGAGACAAAGCAGATTTGTTGTCTACATAACACCACCTCGAGGACTATCAACACCCAATGCAAAATTAAAATTTTTGTGTGACTCTGCATCATTACCAGGAATGAACTTCTTGTCTAATCCTGTTACGTCATATGGTGAACAGAGAGAAGTAATTTATAATCGTTCATTTGAACCAGTAACTTTAGAATTTATGCTTGACCAAGATATGGCGATTAAAAGATACTTTGATGATTGGCAAGCACTAATCATTCATCCTGTTTCAAGAGTAGTTAACTACTATCAAAATTATGTTGGAACAATTGAAATACACCAACTAGATAATACTGGTCAAGAAAAATCAAGATATATTGCAAGATTGCACGAAGCATTCCCAAAGTCAATTGCTGCTATCTCGTATAATTCAAGTGCTAAGGATGTTTCAAAATTGTCAGTTTCTATCGAGTACAAATACTGGACACCTTTAGAAGTTCAAAGAGGTGCGAACGAAGGTGCTCAAGAAATATCTTATAATGATTTTGAAGTTGGGGGAGCAGGGGTTGGCTCAGGAGATAGATTTGCTGGGGGAGGTTTGATCGGCCAAAACTATCTTGATGTGCCAAGCGAGGGTAACGAAGAACTTTCCGCATAACTATAATAAAAAGGAAATGACAATGTCACAAGAAATTAAAAAAGAAGAAGACTGGATGCAAAAGAAATGGCGTCCAGCAATGGGTTGGATGTACATGATTATATGTATGCTTGATATGGCAATATTCCCAGTTCTATGGAGTTTGCTACAAGTATTTACGCATCAAACAATTACACAATGGAATCCACTAACACTACAAGGTGCTGGTTTGTTCCACTTAGCAATGGGTGCTGTTCTTGGTATCGCAGCATGGGGTCGTACGCAAGAGAAAGTTGCTGGTGCTGCTTCTAATGAAATGCCAAAACCAACTCCATCTCCAATGCCAACAATGGCACCACCGATGCCACCAATGATGGGAAAGAAAATTGAAGATTGATACAAATTTAAGTGAGGTCTTTGACATTGAAGTTAATGATGCTCCAAAAACTTCACTTGTGAAACAAGATGAACCAACTCCTGGTAATGTAGATTCTGACTTCGAAGGCGCAAGAAAGAATCTACATATACTATTGATGCAGGGAGAAGATGCGTTGATGGGTGCTCTTGAGGTTGCTAAGCAATCTGAGCATCCTCGCGCATTTGAAGTTGTTGGTAATTTGATTAAACAATTAGCAGATGTAAACCAACAGCTGATGGATTTACACAAACAAAAGAAACAGCTTGAGGAACCAAGTGCTTCAAGCAAAAAGGGTGTTACAAACAACAACGCTATTTTTGTTGGAAGCACAACTGAATTGAATAGGTTGATTAAAAATATGTCTAAAGGAGAATAAAATTATGTCTTTACCAATGTATAAGTATCCAACATATACGCTTGAGATGCCTGTTACTAAAAAGAAAATTAAGTACAGACCATTTCTTGTAAGGGATGAAAAGAATTTATTGCTGGCGCAGCAAAGTGAAGAAGAGATCAATATGCTTGATACTCTGAAAGGTGTTATCACAAATTGTATTATAGATAAAAATGTAAATATTGATGAACTGCCAATTTTTGATATTGAGTATATCTTTTCGCAATTAAGAGTTAAGTCTGTTGGTGAGAATGTAGAACTAATTTTTACATGCCAAAACACAGAATGCAAAGAGAAAACAAAACTGTCTTTTAAGATTGATCCAAAACTTGTTATCCCAGAAGGACATACAAATAAGTTAGAGTTGTTTGATGATGTTGGTGTAGTAATGAAGTACGCAAATACATCAATGTTAAAAGACATTCAACAAATGGACTTGTCAGATCCAGATGCAATAGTTAGTTTAATCGCAAAGTCAATTGACTATATCTATGATGCTGAATCTGTGCACCATGCGAAGGATGAAAAGTTTGAAGATCTAGTTAAGTTTGTTGAATCGTTACCAAGAAACGCAACAGAAAAGATTAAAAAATTCTTCGAGACAACTCCAAAGTTGCAACAAAAAGTAGAGTTCAAATGTCCAAAGTGCGAGCATGCTAATTCATACGATGTAGAAGGAATCGAAAGTTTTTTTTAATTTGCCTTAGTCATGAGAACTTGATAAACTATTATCAAATTAACTTCGGAATGATGCAGTATCATAAGTACTCGCTTGAGGAACTAGAGGAAATGATACCTTTTGAGAGGGAAATATATGTTACGATGTTAATGAATCACTTAGAAGAAGAACGAGAACGAATAAAAGAAAGAAATAGGAAATGATTTCATCTATCTTAAACAGAACTGAATCAACAGCAATGCCAAGCACCCAGTTTAAGCAATTGGTTGGTGACTTGTCCAATGCCATCAAAACATCTTACGAGAAGAATGCGCAGTCATTTACTGGTGGCAAAACTGGAGCAGGTATAGGTGGTGCATCTTTTTTAGATGAGCTCGGTTTAAGTGGATTAGCAAAATCATATAAAGAAAAAGCAGAAGCGAAAGAAGCGAAACGACAACAGAAGTCAGACTTCGTTGGAAATTTTCAAAAGTATTCTGATGCAGGGCAAAATTTAAGTGCTGATACTTCAAGACAAGTTGCTGAAAGTTTATTTGAAGAAATAGATTCAAAACTACAAGAATTAAAAAAACTTGAAGAAGAAGCAAAAGAAAGAAAAGAAGCTGGATATGGAACAGATCCAAAGAATCAGGAACAGCAAGATAAACTAATCGAAGAGATTAAAAAGTTACAACCAAATTCTCCTGAGCAAAAAGAAGCCAACAAAGAAACACCTGATAAAGCGATTGGCGCAGTTCAAGATGAAGAAAGAAAAGTTGAAGCAGCTGAAACATTACAGAATCAATATGAAGT